ACCGACTGCAGATGCGCTGACCCAATTCGCGGTCACGATGTTAAAATAGATTCATATATTAAACTGTTAAACATTAATCTAAATCATATGTATGTTAAAACATATAATACTGTGCATTTTAGTACTGTGCATTCTAATAATGTGTATATTTACATATAATCGGTTTACTAATTATCCATGTAGTCAAGAATTAACGGATGATGAATACATACACCATATGATAATGCATCACGAAGTTGCTGTTTATATGAGCGAACATCATTTACATAATACAAAAAATCCAATCATTCTTGATATATTGAGAAATTTAATTAGATTACAAAAATACGAAATCAATCTAATGAAAGATTCAAAAATAGTGAATACCATTGATGATATGAGTGATAAAAATATTAAAATGGATCATTCATATATATCCACACAAGGTGATTTTACAGCTCCAAATACTCCTTATTTGAGTAATACATTTTGCGACCCTGGGTTTTTTAAAATGACTCATACAAATATGCCGATGACAGATGAAATGTATATTCAACATATGATACCACATCATCAGGTTGCGGTTGATATGAGTAAGAAAATATTAAACACAACACATAATGACTTTATTATAGATTTGGCGTACACCATAATTCGTAATCAACAATTAGAAATTTCTACTCTTTATTCATTATCAACCTCAAAAAATATGTTTGAAAGTAATATTTTATAAGTGTTAGCTTTAATCCTAAAATAAACCGCCAACTGTATGGAGTTTTTAGTATACTTGACCTGCTTTTCTATTATCTTTATGGGGGCGGTATTTTATACGATTGCCTCTTATTATCATCTTAAATTTGGTAAGTGGTCTCTCACCACAGCTCTTATGTTTTCACTCCCGTTTGCTGCAATTGAATACGCGTTTTCACTTCAGGGAAACTATATGGCGTACAAACAATTAGGACTTGAACCGTCAAAAATCCTGATTGTTACCATTATTTTCAATTTCATTTGCATTTGGATATTTAATTATTTTGTCATGAACATAACATGGGATGTTCAAAAATTCATGAATGAGTTTTTGGCGTTTTTATTTATTCTAGCTGCTTTTTATACATCTAATATTGTACATTAGTATGAACAAATTTCTCGTATACTTTATTTCGATGACCTTTATTTTCATAGGAGCCATTTGTTATACAATTGCCTCCTTTTATCATCTCAAATTTAATAATGAATGGTCTTTCTCGAAAGCCCTCATGATTGCGATTCCTTTTGTATTGATTGAGTATACATTCACTTTACACGGAAACTATTTTGCCTATCAACATTTAGATATCAAACCATCTCAAATTCTTCTTTTTACATTTTGTTGCTATTTCATCTGTATTTGGATCTTTAATTATTTTGTCATGGAAATCAAATGGGATCCTCGTCATGCAACGACAGAATTGATCGCCTTTCTATTGATTTTGACTGCGTTTTATATATCGAATGTGGTGCATTAAGGTGTAGATTTATTCGTAAACCATTTTTTCATCAAACGGAATTGTCTCATGAAGGAGGGTTCGATGACCCTTAAAAAAATAGCCCTTTGAGTCGATTTCAGGTTGGGATTATAGGGAACCGCCTTTTTCCTTAACTTTTTTGTTTTCATACTATAGTAGGTTAAATTCCTAATTCATTATAATTTTCCGTATATTCTTCATTCGTAATGAGTTCATATTTTTTCAATATATCAAGCCGTTTATTAAAATTTTTATTTATATTTGTATCATGATGAATGAACGACTTGTAGATTAAATAGGTATCTCTATACGAAGGGTTAAACTCCCAATGACAATATATTTTTGTTATATCAAACGTAGTAACCTTTAACGTAGAATTGTTCAATAAATGGTGATTGATAACGTCTTGGTCCCATCCATGAATGTTCTTTAATTCCGTTAATACATTTTCAAAAAAAGTTAACGTGTCTATCGTACACTTAATTAATATAACACCAATATTGTAATACCCATTTCCATCATTATTTGCAAAACATAAGTCGTAATCTACATAGGTGTTAAAAAAATCGCCCAGTTCATGTGTATTGTTTGAATTAATAAATATCGTTGCATCGGTAAATATAATGGAATTCCCTATATTTTCTTTGATTTTTTGCACGATCAGTTCAATCTTAATAGAGACGCCTCCAAAAAATGTGTGTCCACTATTATTTTGTAGGTTATCAATTTTAATTGCTTCTACCTGAAAGACCGAATTAAGATTTTTATGAATATGTTTATTATAATATTCATAAAGGTCTGAATAAAAAAAGATAAACTTCATTTGTATATAAGTTTAAAATAAATTCCATTTTTTAAATAGTCTGTACTGTCTTACAAATGGAGGTTCTAATATCCGTGAAATCAGAGCGCGTCTTCCGTCAAATTTTTTACGACTTTTTTCTTCCGGTTTTAACAATTCAGCTTTTGACCTTAACTTTTTTGTTTTGGGCATAGTATACCAAAACAAAACTTTCTCGAAACCCTCTTGTATCTCTTTTTTTATAATGAAACAGTATGGAACCTTTAGGAAGAACGTTATATGTGGATTCAACTGCCTGTTGTACCGATCTATGTATTCTTGGTGCAAACATGAATACAGATAAAAGCCCATATGCGATGAATAGCGTATGTTGCAAACATCGAAAAGGGTATACCGCTGTGTACGAATTGCTTTTCTCCCCGTATAAACACTCCTCCATTCATTTTGCCGAAATAGGGATAGAAGCTGGGGCCAGTATATTGATGTGGAATAAATATTTTTCGGATAAATGTTCTATTTACGGGTTTGAGTTTCATGATGAAAAAATAGAACATGCTAAACAATTTAATTTAAACAACGTAAAGTTTGTTCATACAAATGTGGATGATGTACAGTATCTTGATGAATCATTTAAACATACAGGAGTCCTCTTTGATATCATTATTGATGATTCTACTCACCACGTTCATCATCAAAACAACATCATTCAAACCGTTCATAAATATTTAAAGCCTGGAGGAACACTCATTATTGAAGATATAGTTAGGCCTCAACCTATGAAGAGTTTTAACATCGATCCGTCGATATGGAGTTTTCACTCCTTCGTTGTATGTCACCATGACAATCGAGTATGTTTCAATAACGACAAATTATTATATTTAATTAAAAAATAAACCGATATTCGTCCTCGGGCGGTTTCGAACCGCCGACCTTGCGATTAACAGTCGCACGCTCTAACCAACTGAGCTACGAAGACTTCTCCCAAATGAGATTTGAACTCATGACCTGCGGATTTACAGTCCGTCGCTCTACCAACTGAGCTATTGGGAGAGTTTCACGTTATAGTAAGAATAAATGTCTTTATATGGTTTAAATGGAGATAAATTCGAAGACATTCATTTCAATTTCGACCAACGTAGGAGATGTATCATTCTGAGATATGAATGCATATAGGACACCTTCGATGATGTCGATTCCTATACAGTATTCGACCGCGGATTGAATGAAATAAAAAGGGAGTGTATACGCTTCGACTCGATACTGTGCGTTTAACTGAATCATCATATGGAAATATTTTCGGGGGATGTCTCCTACCACAATATGGGTCATGGTATACAACGACCCTTGGTACTTGACTACATTTGAGGATCCTGACACTCGATTGAATAAAAGGGGCATGTCTTGGGTAAAGTCGGTTATGAATTGGTTATCATGGACATGCCCTACTGTATACGGATTCCATTTATAAATACATTTATCTTGGAAAGGAATCCAATTCTTTTCACATGCAACATTCAACGGCGATTTTACTTGAATTGCATGTTCAAGTGTATGCGTGGTGATGTTGTAAACACCATGGGATACATGAATGGATGGATAATCCGGAATGGCTCCAAACCATCGTATTTCATCCCCATGTTGATAAAGCCGGATGTCTTCCACTCCATATTTACATGGAATCTCTTCCATCATTTCGGTCATCGAGATCGGCATAAAATGAGCATCGGTCAGGACACTAAAATTACGTGTATGTGTGTAAGGTATGGAGGGAGGATAGACATAATACCCTCCTTTGTCGAGTCGGTAATTGACATATCGAACATTCAACAGATACGTGGAATTCATCTTGAGTACGGAGATGGACGAGGGTGTATACTCCTTCAGAGGAGGATAAAGAAGGGGTCTTGTATGACGGGATCGAACTTTGGAAATATAAAAGGGGAGATTGCTCCAGATATGATCATTATAGGTATTGAGATAACATATCATTTCGTACAAGAAATCCTCTTTCGGATACACATAGTAATTCAGAATTGTTTTTTCATACGGGAATAAATAAGTATACACATTATTTTCTACAAAAAGTCCATCGGTTGGCTTCGGAGTATTCACTCCTAATTGATAATAATGCCACGCTTTAAAATAGTCTCCCCTTTCACGAAAGGTTTTTAATGCAACATAGATGTTTTCAACGCGTCGAGGATTCAAATCATACGCTTTAAGACACCAAAACTCCATTTCAGGAATCTTATTCAGTTTTGAATAAAGACATGTCATTTGATACAGGGAATACCATACTTCTTCGATCCATCCTCCCGCTTTGGACCTCTGTTTATACCGTTGTATGGCTTCCTTATGTTTTCCAAGATCACGCAACGTTTGTGCATAATAAAACATGTAGCGGGCATTATCCGGTTCATCTTCCAGTCCTTTTTTAAGAAGTTTCTCGTCTCTCGTAAACTTATCTTGTTTACAACCGCCATCTCCTTTGTCTTCGATGTAAATGCCGTGCAATAAAGTACCAATCTCCCCGTCCCAATATTCATGCGTTGCCCCTGTACATTTCCACGGATAAGAGAGTTTCAGGAATCGTAAATTACTGTATTCGATCGTGGGAGTCCTCTGTTGTAGAGAATACCCATTCCCCGTCAGATGGATTTCCGTCTCTACGTGAAGTATCATGTCGGCATCCATGACGAGTGCATATCCTGTCCATTCCATCTCGTTGGCCCATGATACAGCGGATTGAAAGGAATGGGTACGATTGATGCCAAAGTTGATCCATGGATCATGAACCATTTTGGTAGGAATCGAAAGTGTAGTAAAGAATTCGGTCAGTACTGCGATCGTATTGTCAGTGGATCCTGTATCCGAAATGAGGATGGCGTCGACGACCGGAAGTGCACTCTGTATACATCGAAGAATGATCTTCTCCTCATTCTTAATCATGAGGGTAAGAATAATCATGATTGTATAGGAAGGATACTCTTAATATATTAATCGATCAAACGATATTAACAATCCACTAGTAGTAGGAATTATGTGGTATTTTGGAATGCTTGCGCATTCGGTGCATTCTGTCATTCAAACGTGGCTGTACGACCATACATGGAGAACACGTCTTTATGTAGGCGTGAACGCTTTTCGAGCGATCTTCCCTGTCAAGGTAGTCGAACGAGAGTGTTTGACTACGTTTTCATCACCCCTCATCGACCGAACGTTGGCGACCTTTGCAGAACTTGCATTTGCAGAACATTTAGCGGCAAGTCTAGGACGACCGTCCCCCATCATGTTTTATGGTATGCTGGCTCAAGTATACTGCTGGTTGGGAACGTTGACCAAAAACAATCTGTATCATGTGACGGAGGAATCGTTGTGGTTCCTGATCGGTGTCTCGTATTATTATTACTCTCCGATTCCGATGGCGAAGACGGTAGCCGCTCTTTATTGTATGTACATGTTGACGGCAGACATTCCTGCTTACTTTTTTAGGGAAAGTCATGTTGTTCCATGGCAAGTGGGAATCTTGGATGTAAACGATTGCATGATTGTAGGCGAATCTACATGGGGATATGAAAAATTGTGGCGAACAGGATATTTTGTAGGAGCTTCTCGAATTTCGATGTACCTCGATGGAATATATTAAGGTATATTATGGGCGAACCGAAAAGGTTGTTTTCGAAAAAGGTGTTTAATGAAAACTATGATGAATGGGTACAAACCCTAACGCCAGAAAATAAACTAAAGCTAGATTTAATCCCAAGCAGAGCGAAAGAGATTTCTAAAAAATTGAGTCCTGAAAAACTGGATCAAATCATTATACAAGAATTCGTAGATCTTTGTACAGATTATAATTTTTTTGCCGACGACTTTAATAAAAAGTATGCACTACCTCTAATTAATATATATGCATTAAAAGCTTCAAACATTAAAAACGGTGTGAAGCTAGACGCGGGCTCTCGTATTGCACACGGACTAACATTACTGTTTGACAAAGGTTATGATGAAGAGAATGATCAATTTGAGCATATTATGGATGGTATTCTTATTTTTGAGGAATCTCTTGATGAGGATTTTGAGAAAAAAAAAGGGCAATTATCACTACCGCCACCATCAAAGCCGCCATCACAACAGCCTGTAGATCCTTCCGAAGTGAAGCTGGGTAGATTGGCGTATAGATTTGAGGCCTTAAAGAAAAGAACCAACCCATCCGGAGGAACACCTCGTAAACGTAAATCTCGTAAACGTAATACAAAGAAATATAAATAATTTTCACGGTATTTGATTATATGAGGGAATTCTCATGGATTCGAGAGAAACGGTTAGATAAGGTACGATTTCTTGATCGTCGAAGTAAGATCGAAGACGCCCTTCGTGCAGAATGGATCCCATGGAGACAACTTCATACCGAAGAGAGTGTCGTCTCCTTTTTACACCATCTGGATGAAATCAAATTATTTTCGGACGAACCTACTCCAACCCACCTGTCGGTAGACGAAGTTGATTTTTACTTTCATCTGTATACTGATTTGCGGGATGAAGATTATAAGGTGTGTTCACATCATATCATGCCATCGAACATCCACGATCTAAAAAAGTTTTTATGGTCAATTCCTTTTGTACGTCCATAGTATGGAGTATATAGAATCCTATTTATCGTATACTACCTATGTAGTTTACGATGCGGAACCCAAACCTCACCTCCTCGGAGAATACCTCGAATCCTTCTACGGATTGTTGGAATATTGTATTGCTCGAAAGATTCGAGTATACTGCTTGCCCTCGGCTCTAGACGCCTACTTTTCCTTGCCTGAGGACATGTACCTCAAGTCCACTCCTTGTATCTCCATTTCCAATCTCGATGAGATCGAGCATCCTTATGTATACTATAAAATAAAGTATCGAGGGAAAGCGTGTTGTCCTTATGATCTGTTTTCATTTTCAGAGAAGGTCCTGTCCTGTATACATAATCTCCTTCCAAAGTATGCAACTATCTACGTGTATACTGCTGGTTCGTGTTTGGAGTCATATCCCTACCGCGATTCTTCTATGGAGAACGAGCTCTTGGATTATGAGAAACGTTATTCGACGTACCTAAAATCCAAATTGCCGATCTTTTTAATTTCCGATAATTCAGTATACTTACTTCATCAAAAACAAAAGTATTCGCATTTGATGTTGATTGAACATCGAGATCCATGGATCCGAGCCTTAATCGAATTCCATCGGCTTTCAACGTCTGAAAAGGTGTACTGTCCTTTTCCTTCTGCACTTTGCCGAATGGCCGAACATAGGACGTTTTGTCGCAACACGAGTTAAACGCCTACGTTTTGTATTCGGTCGACGTTTACCACCACCTAAAAATGGGTCTTCTAAAGGGGGTCCTCCTACTGGAGGCAAAACGCGCAACGATGAAAACGGAAGACTTGGTACAGCATGAGATTGATATGCATCATGGCTTCCATCTATATTTCGAGAGCATCCAAACATAATTAATATAGTTATCATGTCAGGCGCAAGAGTAACCGTATTGAGTACCAGACCAGAATCCCATTTGAGTCTATTTTGTCCATTTCTACCTTTTACATCAAAAAAATTTTCATCTAAACGATACATACACTCACACTCATCATGAAGATATTTTAATTTAATATATTTATTTGGTTCAGGTACGCCGGGTACCCCATCTCTTTCCAATGTGGTTAAATAAGGATTATCGATACTTGTAGCAAACACCTGTTTTGAAAGAATAAATGCCCTCGTGTCTGGATCGGACTGGTTAGAAGCCTGAAGACGTTGTATAGCGTCTTGTTTCACCTCATTAAAATGAGGAAAGATAACTTGTAGTGATTGCAGAGTATCAAACGGTTTCTGTAATTTTGATAAGTCGCGAAGTACATCATTTGAAAATTTATCGGTTGCTCCGTCAAATACATAGGAGTATGTGTTGTTGGATTGTCCAAGTAAAAAATAGTTCCCATTCGTACGATCATTAAGGTTTATACCTGTATAAGCAGCACTATGACAATCTGCTACAATAATTGCTCCTACATGTTTTCCCCTCATAGTTTTGACGATATCTCTTAGAAAAGGACTATTTTTACTTGAAAAAACACCAGCTTTGACAGCTTTGTACACAAGACTCCAATGCTCACGGGCGACTTCTTGTTTGGATCGTTTAGATGATGGTTCATCTTCTATTTGGTATGATTGTGTATCTTCTTCTATCTTACATTTCTCTAAAAACGCATCCACATCCTCCTCATTATCCCAGTTAAGTGATCCAAAATCAATACTATCAAGGCTATCCAGTGCAGCCATAGTATATAGTTATATTTTAATGATCGTAAAAATTGAATCTAGTTGATTTAATGTCGATGTATAAAATATGACGTCCATCGTGTTCATTCTGACGAGCAATTTGGCAACGATGAACCGATTATCGATCCAAGGACAACTGAAGTCGATGTTCATTCAGTTATTTCAGGACAAGTACGGGGTGGTGGTTTCGTATGAAGATGATTATTTGAAACGAATTGATCTCATTCCGACCTATGCAACATTAACACTTTGTACAGTAACGAAAGAGATTCTACCTCTCTTGGCAACGATGATGGATGGACGAACGATTAAGCTGACGCACGAGACCTACGATTTTGAGTTGAAGATGCTTTAATGTGAGAGGTCCTTGTTTGTCCGACTCTTCGAGCGGAGCGACGGGTAATCCCACGCAAATTGGGAGGAGATAACTCTTCAAAATTTTTACCGGCATCGGAATACATTTGATAAAATGGTTGTGTACCTAAATAATATAATTTAGAGATAGGTTTATTCATGGGAACTTCGAAGAAATGCTCGACGTCTATCGCCGACAACTTATACTGTGGACCTCGAAAGTTTTTTAGAGAAATTACATCCAGTGCATTTCCCCATGAATTTTTAAAGGTCACCGATTGAGTAGGTTCATCATAATGAGAAATGATGATAGAATGTCCTTCCCCTAGTTTTTTGGAAAGAAGAGCACCCATATACAACTCCTGTTGGGTACACAATTTCATGAATAATCTAGCCCGATACCCTTCAATTCCATTCAAGATGGTTGGAAATCTACTCTTTTTTGGTGGGGGGAGAACTTTAAGTACATGAAAATGCATTTCAGGAAGGGTATCCAAGATAAAAAGAATATCTCGGGTATGGTCCCTTGAAAAGGGGAGGGGGATATATCGGTCATGAATACACCTTTTTAAAATCGTAAAATTTTCATAATCAAATGAACCATCGCATACTGCATGAGGTACGATGTCCAAGATACTGTGATAGGCGTATAAATACATCAGTGTACTGAAATATTTCCGTATCCCGCCACAACTTGCTGGTACCAGCGTGGTTAACTGGACTACGTCTTCCGTATCGAGTAAATAAGAACAATCGCTTGTAAATTCAGAGTCCGTATGAGGAGGAATGATTTTGTCTTGATATTCAAGAGGACATATATCCGGTCGAACAATATTATGAACGAATAACCGTGATATCATATGAAGCGAACATGTGCCTTCTTGTCCTTGGTTGGTTTCTGTAAAGGATGGAGCTCTCTTCATAGAGTATACTTCTAAAAAAGATGTATACTTTACACATTCGTTATGGTACAAGAATACCACAACGAATTTGACCCCATGCACGGCGACAGGTCTCCATCCTCTCAAGACCTCTTCCCACATCGGAATAGACCGTACAATTGGTCAAGATGTAATGCGTGTTATCATGACCCATGTAGGTTCCTCGAATATATCCACGAGGATGCGCAACCAGCGCTTCTCCTCCAATGACAGGATCCTTCTCCCTGAAGACAACACCTCCACAAACGATCGACATTTTGATGTCATTCATGAGGTCATTTGACTTCAATTTTTGTCCATTTTGCCCAAATACATTCGTGTTTATAGGTCCAGTGAATCGGTTTATAATGATGGGTGGTCCAAGGAACCACCCCCTTTCCATCGTCGTGATAAAAAAGACACTCTTTAAAACAGTATTCATCCGATGTATACGAATGAAGTATACCTACTAAAAATTGTCGGGGTCCAATATTCACCAAACATTTCCCTCCAAGAAAAGGCCATCCCTCATCTTCAAAAAGAATGTCTCCGATCTGAACTTCCTCCAATCGCATAATGAGTATACTACTTTTCTATTTAAATCAAACATTTGGGGGATTTTTGTTTGTATTCTGTCATTTTGGGATAGGTATCATGTCGCGATTCCATGATCGTATATCCCTGACTCAAATAGTAGGCACGACGTTTCTTCCACTGATTGATAAAGGTTGCATGAGGATCTACGATGTCCATGACAACCGGTTTCTCATGCTTGACCCGTAAGATTCGACCCACGGCCTGTGTCACATCTGTTTTTGGAGTGGCCAGAACGAGAGTCGAAAGTGTCTTGATGTCGAGCGCCTCTTCTGCCATGGCGTACGTCGCCACAATAATCTCTTTGTTTTCACTCTCTTTTAAATCCGCATTTTTCATACCTCCGACATAGTACCCTACTGTTCCTATCTTTCTCGAATCGATCGCATCATAGAGATACTTCAAGAGGTATTTCGTATGGGCCAAGATCATGATTTGTTTGGTCGTCGGGTCCGATCTCAGATGTGTCAGAAGAGAAAGGATGGCTTCGGTTCTCTGACCAAACTCACTAATCCGTTTGATCATACTCGTATAATTCGTATCCCCCTTGAAGTTGGTTATGACTTCATTAAATTCTACATCGGGCGTAGTATACGTTACCTTGTGGATAAATACCGTTGTCCGTTCCCGTTGAGCCGAGTAGACGATATCTCCCAAGAATAATTTGAAGACTTTCGAAAGTCCATCCTTTCGTTCCATCGTAGCCGATAAACCCAACATGTAAGGCGTGACAATCTTAAAGAGCGCATTACTGAATACATCCGCTGCAATATGATGCGTTTCATCCACAATCGTAAACCCAAATGTTCGAAAGGTGGCCGGCGGATACTCTTTCATCGAAAGCGACTGAAGCATCCCAATCACAATATCTTTGTTCGTATCGATCGTATCCCCCTGTATACGCCCTACCGTGGCCGTAGGAAGAAACTCATGAATACGTTCAATCCACTGTTCTAAGAGAAACTCTTTATGGACGATGACGAGCGTTCTTCTCTTGAGGGCGTGCACGAGATACAGCGCTAAAATGGTTTTCCCAAATCCACAAGGAAGTTCCAACAGACCACATTTGGTTTTCATAAAACAATCGACCGCTTTAATCTGTTCCCCTCGCAGCGTTCCATGAAAGGGAAGATCGATGGACGTTCCCTCGACCAATCTTGAGGGGAGTGTATGATTTCCATAAAAACGAGGACCATACAGCGTATGAGGGGATTCTCGATATGCATAAAACTTGGTCAAATCCACATATCCACCCATCATTTTAGGGGAAAAAGTAAGACGTTTCTTAAATTCTGCCTGTTCTGCCGCCGTCATCGTTTCTTTGGGAATGGTAAGACCTCGGTGTCCAAGATACATCCTTTCTCAAGAACGACTCCTTTTTTATCTTTCAATTTTAAAAATATTCATATACACTATGGATCTTGTACAAGGACTGATTCTTGTGGTTATGTGTATGATCATTTTAGCCGATGTTCGAGTTTCACCTTCATTTAGACGAATTGGAGTGGTTCCCCTTTCTCTTCTAGGCTTTGTTGTTCTTGTCTCTTTATTCATGAGTTCTCCCGTACTTGGAATTGTAGGGGCGGTCGCTCTCTATGTTCTCTTTCTGCCTCCGAAAGAACTCCCTGAAGTAGTTAAGGATGAATGCGAAGAACCGCAGCCAGATTTTAAGGAGACTTTAGAAGAAGAGATTGTCAAACAGGTGCCTGGTACTCAATTTAACTAAATCTACGGTTACAGTATGAAACGTGAAATCATATTCCTAGGACTGGTGTCCTTTTATATCTTGGATACGGCCAACGATGGAAAGTATACCAAGGAGATTTTAAAGTATAAAAAATATTTTAAAATTGCTTCTGCCGTCTTCGTCATGTTTTCGATGTACCTTTTTACTCAGAAGAACCCCGGAGAAACCGTCTCCATCATGAAACATTTGAACGGCATGGTTCATTTCTTGCCCATGGATAAAGATGCCAAAGACATGCTCGGCCCCCTTTTGCAACCCCGAGAAGAACGAATTCTTACTTCAGGAACAGAAGCCACATCGAGAAGTGTGAGCGGTACCAAAAAGAAATGGGTCGCTGCCAATCAAGGGTGGAAATGTAAGGAATGCCAAACTCAATTGGATGCATGGTTTGAAGTCGATCATCAGGTACGGCTCGCCGATGGAGGATCCAACCATGTAGATAATTTAGTCGCCCTCTGTAGAAATTGCCACGGGAAAAAAACTACATTAGAGAATTTATAACGGTACTATATGGTGCCTATATTTATTGTTATTTTATTCTGTCTCGTCTCCATCTTTTATACCATTACTTTAGTATACCTACAACAACAAAATGGTATCACGTTTGTTCAATCGATCATTTGGTTTATTGTATACGCTGCGGTCATCGTCGGCATCTTTTTGGGAATACCGTATTCTTACGATAAAGAAATTAAAGAGGCACAGGATGATTATAAACAACATAAGGATGAACCCGCTCTTTCAGATAAATTAAAAGATCGATGGGTAGATTCCGTGTCTTCTAAAAATAAATATTTTCTTAGCTGGTTTATTGCTCTCCTGTATGTTCCCATCCTGTTTCATTATAAATACCGATGCGAGATCAACCCTCTGGTCTACAATAATCTCTATGCCTTCTTTAAACAACAGTTTAAGTTCTTGGAGGATGATGGTATCCCCGTTCCCTTTGTGGAACCTGCAAGTGGTGTGTTGAATATCATTAAGGAAATTGATAAATTGAATATTTCTTACACGACGGAAGAAAAAGAATTGTTCGATAAAATCAAGAGCTCTATCGAACAGAAAGAAAATTTGAAACTGAATGATCAACAAATACTGGTTCTTAAGAAATTAAGGTATCATATCGAAAAGAATCGACTATGGACACGTTTCAAGAACATTTCACTTCCTACGGAATCCATTCAGGGAGTGAAGATTGATTCCACCGTGCTCTACGTGTTTAACGTATGTATCATTTCGATTGTCTGTGTCTACATCTTTATTTATGACTATAGCAAAATCTACTTCATTTTACCTCTCTTTACGGTGTGCGCATCGTTCGCAGTCTACTATCTACAATAATCATGTATCGACGAAATCCGTTATGGCACAAATGACAAAATCCGAGGTGGTCGATGACAAATGGCTCAGGACACCTTCAATCGAGTTCAGTCCAACCACTCCTTTGTAAAACGTGGGAGAAATCCCCAACTTATACGTACCCAGTTTTTTATTAATCTGAAGAATGTCATAAATACTGAAGAACATGTCTACGGTTGTCGCCTTTTTATACGTATGAATGATGAAATTGGTTATGTCCTTGACGTCGTCGTGCGATAGATTATCTCGTGCCTCTTCTGGTTCCGTCAACAACATCGTATAATAAGCCGCTTCTTCTAAATTATCCATCGCAAATTCTTTCAGTAAATTGTAAAAGATGTTTTTATCCATTTCGTTAAATTTCAAGACGAATCCAAAATCAATAATTCCGATGGAATCCTTATTAAATATAAGGTTTCCTACATGAAGATCCGAGTGAGTAAACCCATGTTTCATCGTACCATGAACAATAATTTGAGCGAGCCATTTGGTCGTCTGGATTTTTTCATCTTCCGTCAAGGTGTTGATAGGAATTCCCGTTAACTTTGTCATGACGATTTGATCTTCGTTGCACAACTCGGGATACAATTTCGGGACCTTTAGAAAGGTAAGATCTTTGTACAAATCAATAAAGAGTACATGATTATTAAACTCGGATTTAAAATCCAATTGGGTCTTAAAATTTTCACAGATATCCGTATACGCCTTGAGGAGGAGAGGACATGAACAAAGACAGTTTAACCGGCGAATCCATTTGTCCAACGTGTTCAGGGTCGTACAGACACGTCTTTCAATATCTTTTCGTTTGGTCTTGACCACGATAGGAACCCCGTCGATTTCACCTTCAAACACGATGGAAATGAGACCGGTTCCAAGAATCCCTGTTACAGGAATGTTTGGATATAAAAGTTCATCCTCGGTATAAGGAATGGTATGAATGTCCTCGGAAAAGTCGTAATGGACAGCAATTGCCTGAAAAAACTTTGCATAAATGACGTTCACTCGCATACATCTCTGCCAAAACGAATAGGTATCAAATGTACCTCGACACAAAAATCGACAACTTTCACTCAACCCAATTCCTATAATCTTGAAAAATTCCATAATAGTATAAAGATGTAATTTCTTTATACCGAATTATTCGCATTTTATTCTATTCCAATACTATAATGAGTATTGATTTGAACCTTCAAAACTATACCATACTTGATATTGAAAGACTTTTTGGTCTTCCCGCGGGATATACTTCGAATGAAATACTGCAGAAAGAGCAGGAATTATCCATCAAGCTTACAAAAACGAGCGCTAACCCCAAATTTAAAGAAGACATCTTTTCGTTTTTAAGAGCCGCTAAAGAAAAGCTCATAGGAACCACTCCCATTAACCCCATCCATCGATCGGAAATTAAGCGACTGTTATGTATTGACAGTATGTTTCGTCCGCATTATGATGCAACCAAATCGCACGACTTTATGTATTTTATGCCCGATTATGTCAAGAATGTGACCGCTCTCAAAATATTATCGGTAGAATTGCCTACTACATGGTACCATTTTTCTACCGAATCGTTAAACTCTACCTTTACGATTAAATTTGGAACTCATCCTCCTGAACTAATTACGATTCCGGACGGAAATTATACGGCGGATGGAATCATCAAGGTACTCAACGTATTGTTTACAGAGTTGAATACATTACTACCCTACACGATGGACCTAACGGCTGCGATGAACCCTTTTACTACAAAAATCGTTCTTCAATCCAGTTCGAATACACCCTTCATCCTTAATTTTGAAACCGATGGGGCATCGATTCGAAACACATGCGGAATCAATTTAGGATTTATGAAACAAGTCTATGACATCAAAAGCACGTATGCTTCCGTTGAAGCGGAAGTCATGTACGGATCCAACATCGATCATTATGTATTTATTGATATTGATGATTTTCAACGAAATTTTCTTTCCAACGCAGTCGTTTCTGTCGTTACAAGTCCAATCGGTGTAACCTCTTATATTGGGAACACCATCATGGCAAAAATTCCTCTTACCACGTATACGTATACGGTGTTTAATAACGGGAACGATTTATTGTTTAAAACAAGAAGTTATTTCGGACCTGTCAATCTTGAAAAAATGAGAATACGATTATTAAATCGATTTGGAAATTATCATAGTCTAGATAACTCAAATTATTCATTATCGATTGAAATCACAGAATTATATTAATTTATATAGTTAGGATATGTCGAATTGTCCAAACACTCCCATTTTTACAGTTCCATCGGGTAGTTTTAAAAATAATGTCATGAATGCTTTCGTTCTAGAGAATGAACCGTTGGATGCAGGGAATGGAACCATCTCTACTACAGGTTCAATCAACGCATCAAGTGTTATCTTAAATGATCTGTGTAGTGGAAGTACGAACACGATGACATTATCTTCGATTAACGGTATACATAAAATCATGTTAGGGTCGCAAAATGGAGTATCCGGACAAGTACTGACCTCAGGAGGGACGGGGAGTCTGTACTGGGGGGCTGGCGGTGGCGGTGGTGGCTCCGGAACCCAATCGTTAGCATCTGTATTGACGCAAGGTTCAACTGCAGACGCGAATCAAAACATAACCCTACGAGGCAATTATAACAGAGCACTACTCAACGAGACCTCTACTCATATCCTTTCCGGTGAAGGAATCAAGATTACCGGTTCAACGACGGGATTCACTTCCACGACCGATATCAACTATTTGAAAGTAGATATGAAACGTACCTCCGGAGGTACTACCCTTTCTACAGAAATTACACACAATTCCATTCAACTAAAAGATACGTCCAACCTCGTAAGTCTAAGCGGTAGTTCGATGACCTTTTCTCAGATTTCTGGTACACGAAACGTATCCCTCTCCTTTTCAGGAATGACATATCAAGGCACGACATCCTTCACGCTAGGGGGTTCCACCAATTATAATTTTACTATCACCCCTACGGCACCTACACCGGTTTCAACCTCAGCGGATACCACCGTCGCGACAACCGGCTATGTAGACACCTCCTATTTACGAAAGACGGATGCAACCTCTACGTATGGTAAAATTGCCGATCAAACATGGACAGGGACGCATGCCTTTTCTACCATAACTTCCCCCCGCATCGTTTCGGCAACACCTGGATCAACCGTAGGGTTATATACAACTCAGACGACAGGCAACATCGTCCTCGGAAGTAGTGGTGTAACTACCACGATCAACGGAACACTTGCCCTTGGAAACTCGACATCGATCACCCCTACTGCATTCACCACAAGTACCGATTATTTATTTAATGGAAACATTAAATTTAATAGTTCTCCCTCTGTACCTACCCCTCTATTAGGGCCCCATGCAACTACAAAAGAATATGTAGATACGGTGGTAGGAAATTATGGAGGGAACGGTCTAGCTCTTTATTTTAATGCACCTACGTCAGATCCTTCTACAGGAACCTTATCCAACCTATTAAATTCAAGTGCACAGGTCATCGTTACCAAAACGATCGTGGAAGGAGATAATTTGATTTCTACGTTTACAACCTCTAGTTATCCGAATACAACCCTCCTTCCCATCGGATTATGGACATCAACTCTCTATGGATCAAGTACCTCTTCTACAGGAACACTTCAGTATTTTTTTAAACTGTACAAGGTTGTTGGAGGTACACCTACTCTGATTGGAACCAGTGGATATTCTTATGACATTAATTCCATAACCACCAACCCCGGAAACTTTTACAGTACATTTGCCTTAACTACGGAGCAGAGCATGACCACGTCGGATTTGATACAAATTGAAATTTATTGTGCCGCGTCTGCAACTGTACCGGCAGGCACAGTACTAAGCACCTATTTTCAAGGATCCACTTATTCGTTCATAACGACTTCCTTAAATGGAGGCGTATCGTTATTGACAACTACGAATTCGTGGAGGGGAACCAATACGTTTTTGGTGTCTCCCGTAGCGCCTACACCCACTTCAACGTCGGCTGACACGACCGTGGCAACGACCTCTTATGTCGATACCTCCTATTTACGAAAGGCCGATGCAACCTCCACGTATGGTAGAATAGCCGGTCAAACATGGACAGGGACCCATGCATTTGGCACACTTACAGCAACAACTCCTGCTTCCACTTCAGCTGATACGACTGTTGCCACGACCTCTTATGTAGACACCTCTTATTTACGAAAGGCCGAT